CCACAATTTTAGTATTTTGTGACCAGTCAGCAAGACCACGTAAAACGTTATCAGCCAACTGTTGCTGTGCTTTCAAACGTGACTGTTCCTGTTGCGCCTCGTTTAATTTTTCCTGTTTTTCTTCATTCACCCGCGCTTTATATCCGGCTTTATAACAGGTGATACCACCTGCGGCTAAAGCCAGTAAAAGAGCGACCGCTGTAATGGCAACGCTACGAATAGTCATGGGTTTAACCCCGCATCAATTTTCTGTTCTTTGATATCCTTATCAACGGCGATCTTCTTGGCACTCACATACTGACCAATACAAAAACCGAAGTATGTTAGTAAAACCGTGTTATCTAACGTCTGGTCAACTGCCTGGTAAATCAGGATCCCGGTTACCACGAGAAAACCCAGCGCGGCCTGCGCCCGGCTTAACGAGATACCACCCGCTGCGTTACGAAACATGCTGAACATATCCATTAGATAAGCCCCTCATATGCTTTATACGTCCCGTCAATCATAACCTGTGCGTGACGTTTAGCACGGTTCGGTGTTTGTTTAGCCCAGGCACTGTTTAACATGCCGTTTGCAGCACCTTTAAAATCACCTGTGGAAATCATTTTTAAAGTGTTTTTAAAGCCAGCTAAACCAGCGACACCCATTTGATAAGCCATGCTCATAATGATATCGGTACGGGCATCGTTGCACTGTTTTAAAGCATTGACAATATCAGGATAGTTACTGATTTCAGATGTTTTCTGACGAACGATAGCCTGTTTCCATACATCCCCTACTTCACGGGGAACTGTGAATGTGTAGTTACTTAAAGCGGCACCTTTAGGACCGATCAAAATACCACCCGCAACTGTCGGATAACCACGGGTATCAATATATGGTTTTTCTTTATAACCTTCTTCAAAATTCAAAATCTGTATCAGTTTGCTCATCTTGTTTCACCCTCTGTACGACGTTGATTTTTAAGACCTTCGATAACAACTTTTAGATCGTTGGTAGACTGGGTAAGTTCTTTGACGCTGGAAAGGATTTGAGTATTTTGAACAGCCTGATACTCTAACTTTACATCGTGTACATCAACACGAGATTCAATACGTTTTGCGAGGTTATAGGCGTTGGTGGCGTTTACTTTTGCGTCAGCAACATCTTTAGCCGTCGCGTTAACCTGTTGCTGGAGTACGCCAAAACCTACCGCACCAGTTACAATAAATGTTATGATAGGCCAATATTTCAATACCGGATTATCGGACATTGTTCCACACTCCCACGAGGGTTAAAAGATGGCTAACTGCAGTGATTATATCAGTGCTGACGACCTTAAAACAGGTAAACAAGCAGTCCAGCACATAGAGCACGTTGCTAAAAGCAAAGATGCCAACGGTGCACATGCTTTAACTGTAACTGATACTATTCGTGGTGAGCAAGTAACGAACTTGACACTTGACGGTATGGAGACTCAGTTTCAGACAGCACAGACAGATAAAGAAGCGCGTTTTCAACAATTCCTTTTAAACTCTGGGTATCAGTTTCTGGGTAATTATGAGAATGGACCATATACAATTACTGCCCGTAATCAGATCGTTCGTTATCAAAATGAATTCTGGCGACTAAACGCAGCTACTAACCCACCATATACAACTACGGGTATTAATAGTACATCATGGGCAACTGATGTTACTCATCTGGTTAGTGTTGGTGATGCAACATTAAGACAAGAACTAGCATCTAACGTCACCCCTGGGGCGAACCTGGTAAGTTTGAAAAATGGCAAAGTGACAGACGCCATCTACTACGCAACGCCTGACATGTTTGGTGCCGTAGGGGATGGCATCACCGATGATTACCAGTCCATTCAGAATATGTTTGACGCAGGTGCTCCAGGGTGCGTTTTTGAATTCGATGGGTCAAAAACTTACCATAATGCCTTTGGGGATAAAACGAAAGCAGACCTATGGGTGCCCCTTGAAGACCGTAACGAATTAAAACCACCTTCAAATTGCACTATTAAGTTTAACGGCGCCAAATTTACCAGAAGATTTCCATTCTGGAATGAAAATAACGCCGTCAATAATATGAATTCTGGTACTTATTACACCGACGACCACACCGCGATAATGCGCATATCAAATGCCGATAACATAACGATATATGGGGCTAACTTTAACGGTGGAATACCGATAGGGACGCTTGTTAACACGGCGGGGACTCCAACAACCCAAACAAATTACGCGGTTGGGGAGTGTATGGATTTCGGGTTAATCATCGAAAATAGCTCTAACATTAAAATAAGAGACAGCTTTTTTACAAACTGTGTATTTCCCGTTTATATAGATGGTGTATCTAACTTTGACTTTCAAGGTGAGGTACATTACGCGGCCCAGGCTGCTAAGAGGGTTACGCCCACAGACCTGGCATATGGTGGCGGGTTGAAGATTTTAAACTCCACGAATGCCAAAATAGAACTATATGGCACTCGTAACGTAAACACCACGGCTGAAATTGAATCGCTAAATTCCAACGTGCAGATTAAAGGTTGGTCGAACCTGGACTATAGTAACTCTTTGGTTGTCTTCGGGTCCCAGCACGTACACATAGAGTGGACCGCGCGCAATGTCGTTAATGGCGTTGGTGCATATATTCGCGGGGGCTTCACCGCGATGCAGACTAACGCCATAGCTGGTAACATTATAGTTGACAATGCCTCTTTCTACGGATGCTATATTTACTTAGCGGCATCCGCCACCACAGATATTTTTGGTATCAATCTTAACGTACAAACACTTAATTGTGGGTCACACGGACTGTATATAAACGCTGAATCAGGTAGCGGTAAGATAATTGATGGAGTTAATATCAGTCATCAAAGTTACGGTGATGACGGCGGGTCTTCCGGTAATGGTGCTCCTACTCGTATTAATGGGCTAGTTAAAGGTGAAGTGAGAATAAATCCATCGAATGCTTATCAGGGTTTTTGGGCATCCGGCAACAATTCATCTGATACTAAGTGCGTTGTCCGGGTCTCTGGTAATATTAGGGGTGCAACGAACCGCTGGACAATTACGTCGACAATGCGCGTTGATATTGATCTAGTAAACAACACGAATCACTATCGGTTGTCCAGCACACAATTTGTTGATTTTGGTGCAATTGTTGCTGGTGGTGGATTCGATAACACGAATTCATATACTAGATTCTATGGTCGATTCTTCCAACCAAATAACACATATCCATTATTCCCCACAATGAAGGCGACCATATCAGGATCAGCTTTCGAGATTGTGTATGACTCGACCAGTGGTACAGTGGTTCCTGGAGGTCATACGTATCCGGTGAAACTTTTCGTGCCAAATTAATTTTAAAGAGGTTTTTTATGATTTTCGAAACGCTAGATGATATTCCAGATACCAAAATAACCCGTGGGGAAACTGGTTACGGGGGTGTTGTAGGTGTGGGACCGAATGAATTTAAATATATGATTAAATTTAAAGTAAATAGTGTCGGTAAATCCACTATAGTTTATTTACCGACTGATACAGAAAAGTTAATTGTTATTGATGACACAGAAAACGGGATGGATATTTTAGAAAATTCATCCATTTAAATATATTAAACATCATCCTGATAATAACGTGCATCGTAGTTGATGCACGTTAAACCTAGCTGATAGTTGTTGTCAGCGCCTGAAGGTTCCATAGTCTGTACAAGCATTGCCAGCTTGCTACGTTCATCATCTGTTCTGATAATATAACTTGTCCGATCCTGTAGCCATCCTGTGTAAATTTCTTCCGTTGGTGCCGATTGTAAAATAACTGTAAAATCATCACCTGGTGAAACTGGAATATTTTCAAGTGTACCTAAACGCCCTGTTATCGTAATTGAATATGCATTACCTGCAACAAAATCAACAGGATCGCTTAATGTCAGTGTTAAACCGTCAACATCAACAATCACACCTTCATGTTGTTTCATTCTGGTATTATCGATCATATCCACACGCATTCCCGGTGTAGCCTGTAAGCCGATACTAAGTGCTGTACATTCATGAGTTATACGCTGATAACGTAGTTTATTCATCTCACGATTAGCACGGATAGTAGCAAGATATTTTGACTGACAGGCGACTAAATCTATTTTATTCAGGTTAGTTTCTTCGCCGATCGTAACGTAAAGATATGATTTTTCATCGTGATCGAAGTATTTAACCTGAACACCTGTATATTCTTTTGGTGGTGCAAATGCACGGGTACGTTTGTCAGTATCAGGTACTTTAAATGCGTGTCCAAACTGCATAGCAGATACTGACTGTGGCAATTCAGGCCAGAAATAAAGCACACTACCAACCTGATATGGTGTTACGTTTACCGTATTGCAAATAGTTTGCAACGCTTCTTCGTATGTGGTCCCGTTGTCATCAAATGTGTACCCCACCTGAATAGCACGAGGATCGCCAAAATAATTAAGTAACTGCTGCTGTACATCGTATAACGCATCAATATCTATCGTTGATAAGTCACGGCGTCCAAAATGTGGATCAAGATGTATTGACATAACAACATCGGCGAAATCACTACTTGGACTACCATTATAAATTCTGGTAGCCAGCATATTTAATTTTCTTTCTTTTAGTTTTAAAGCGGCTGACGTTGCTTTAGTCACGGAATGAATGGTTGTAACATTACCATAACTGCGCGGTGAAATATCAGTAATGCCATACATATCGCGCCATTTAACAGTATCGATAGTCGAAATACTTTCGTTTAATGTAGTATCTGTAATACGCTGCATTCTGATAAACGCAGCGTCAGGATAAGGATTGTCGAACAGTAAAGATGCACCCGTAGCACTTGTCGATCCTTTAACAACGAAATCGAATGTGTATTCAGGATCTGACGGGTTATCATAATTAGATACAGTTACACGTAAAGTTACATCAAAGGGTGTAATATAATAACGACGACGATAAATACCATTTTGAGCATAAGCATTCACCAGAATTTTCGGTGAATTAATCATTAAGTACGGACCAACACTATACGGACGAGTCGTATCCATGCTCGGTTTATAAGTAATTTTTGTACCACCAGATGATGCGCTCAACGAATATAAACCACTACCCACATCATAAACAGTGGTGTAAGGCGTCTGCCCCGTGGGGGATAGGAAAGACCAGTTAGCATTACCTGTTACGTCTAATAACACGCCGTCATCAGATGTTCCTGTAACCTGATATGTGCCGCTTAGATCGTGCAGATAATATAAACCTGTTGGTACACCACCCACAATTTGTTCTTCGAGTGAGATAAAACCGGAGATTACAAAATCATCACCTATTGATACACGATCTGACCAGTTAATAGGGTTATCATCATCGTTGCTGATGGCGTCTATTTGACCAGTAGAATAGATAGTATAAGTTACATTACCTGAACTAATATCTGCATAGTTGGGCGGAAATAATTCAGCACCGTCAACTTCGTTTGATTCTTTAGCGATAACCACAGGGAAGGATGCAATATCGATAGCACCGTTAATAACTGTTGATGGTGAACCATAACCGGGTGCAGTTCCTGGTTCGTAGATTGAAATCTGTGAACCAGACACGTTAGTAATAGGGGTTACACCATCACTGATTTCATCAGTAACGTAAGAACCAGTACCCAAACATAAAAACTGACATTCAAATTCAGTGCCGTCTTTAAAAATGTTGTAGTTCATTAACAGATCCGGGTATGCTCTGACCATACCGCGAATATCTGCAATCCGCTCACCTGGTCGTGAATCATTCGAACGACCCTGTAACGAGTTGTTTGACGATTTTATTTTACTATTTATTGTGGCATTCGAAACGTTACCCTGTGGTGTGAATATTTTTAAAATAGGGTTGAGGATAGCGCCAATTACACCTGTAATGGCATTTACAATACCTCCGCGTGGAAGTTCATAAATGTGATACGTTGCGTCAGGGTCATTTAAAACAGATGGGTTATTTATCCATTCGTGAGTGATATTTTCATCATTTTTAAAAATCAGTAAGCCACGGGGGCGAACAGATCCCACAGGCCAGCGCTTCAGCAACCATTCACCAAAATCAACATTTTCAGCTTTTTCAATTGGTACTGTGTGGTAAACAACTTTAGACATTTTTCATTCTCCAGAAAGTCACATCTTTATGAGAACATTTTATTATACTCAGAGGTGTTCTTATAGTTTGTCCTGGTGTATTACCGGGCGGTTGATAACAATGATGAACCATTCCATCATCCCATACGCCAACATGAAGCCCACCAGAACAACGATTTTTCATTAAAACCAACGCTCCCTGTTCAGGTTTAACTAATGGCGTAAAACGCTTGCGCATCCATCTGACGAACGATACACCCCATTCACTACTATTGACGCTTTGCAACTGATGAGGATAGTTATTTAACCTGTACCACTGACTGACTTCATGTGTACAGTTCCACTTATCAACATCATAACGATCGCCGATCATGATGTATATGCCAGCAATGAGGGGAAAAGTTCAAAGGTATACAGTTCGCCCGTTCCTGAAAAGTTAGTGATAGGTGGTGTCGCGGTAAACGTACACCCTTGCGGTTCCGTTGTGATATCGCCAGACTCAAGAACGTACGGACCATCCTGAATATCAGAAATCGATCCGTCTTCACGGTATACGAAGGTTCGCAACTCCACAGATGGTTTTTCTTCACTATCAAGTGGTATCAGATCCAGGTAAACCCCAACAACTTCATTCAAGTCCTGAATAGTGAAACTATAATCCTGTGATAAGTCATTTTGTTTATTCGCTTTTTTAACAGACATAGGAATATATTCATAATCATATTCCAGACCATCTTCATGTACTGCCGTAAAACCGGGGTAAACACTAGTAATATAAAGCGGCTGCGGCCAGGAACTATGATTAAGTTTTATGCCGTCAACCACTCCTTTACCCGTTGTGGCAACTGTTAATAGTTCTTTCAGTTCGTCTTTCATTCTGGTATCCAGGCATTATTCAGAGATAAACCTAAATCAATCAAATCGTTAATGTAGCAAGATGAATGGTCACCTTGACATTTAGTGATAAGTAGACGGGATGCCATAGCACAACGATCGATAATAGGAACAGCCTGCAACTGCAGATCGATACTTCCTTTCCAGCCAACGGTTGCTGCGGCTGGTCGTGATACAATCTGTACAACATGTTCTTGAATGAAACCGTTCACAAACAATTCCATCACAAAACGTTTCGTACCTTCTGCAATTTCAAGGTTATAAAAATCATCCCACCATTGTAGCATCGCTGGACTATGCAACTGAACAGTACACGAAACGTCAGCCGGACCACCAAAAGCACTACGCCCCAGTCTCGATAGTGTCCCGGAGATATCTGATTTAGTAGCACCCCACGGGGGGTTATAATTATAATTGTCGCGGTCTGGGCGAACCATTTCGCCACCATATTCAAGCCGTGGTAAATCGTCAGTATTTGCCATGATTAAAGTTTCCTGTTCATGTTATATGAGCTATTCAAGGCTTTATTAGTCTGACTATACGGGTTGTTGATTTGTGCGGCAGACTGGCGCGGGAATTCTTCACCGATAATCAGGACCACATCATCACGGGTCAATCCCTGCTTAACCTGTACACGCTCACCACCATAATTATGAACCTGTACATTAGGCGCTGACCTACCTTCAGAACCCGGCGTATATGTTCCGCGATTCATTGATTCCAGTGTATCACGATAGCGGCTTGTTGCCTGTTTGGTACTGAC